GCCGGAGTGTAGTCGAGCACGCCTGCCATCTGCAGGGCCGACGCGACGTCGGACGAGCAGATCAGGACGTTGCCCTTACCACGCCTGGTCGACTTCGCGATCTGGTTGGCTTCGCGCTCGATCTGGAACAGGAGGCCCTTGAACTTCTCGACCATCCAACGGCCGTTGGAGTCGACGTCGAGGTTGAAGGTACCCGTCGTGTTGACGTTCTCCTGCGCGCCCGGGGTGGCCGCGTAGTTGATCGTACGAACGACCTCACGGTTGATCTCCGCGAGGATCTCAGCCGAGAGGATGTTCGCGAGCTCGGTCTCAGCGTCGAGGCCGTGGATGGCCTTGAGGTCCTGAGCCAGCTCCATGGTGTACTCAGCCTTGAGGGCGCGCGACACTGCGGTCACCGCGACCTTCTCGACCGAGAACGCCATCTGCTGGAACGCGTTCGCCGAACCGTCGCCAAGTGCCTCGGCGCGAGCCGTGGTCATACCCGACGAAACGGTGTAGCCCGTGCCCGTCGAAGCGATGGTGCGAGTCGTCGGGTCGTTAGACGACTGCGACTTACCGCCCGTGGTGTTAGCGACGATGAACTGCGACGCGGTGTTGCCGGCGGCCGACTGCGAGAACGTGGTGTTCGCCTCGTTGAACAGCGCCTCGGTGCCAGACTGCGTGCTGTAGCGGCTGCGCAGAGCGAAGATCAGTCCGGTCGGACCGGTCATCGGCTGGACGCCGCAGATGTCGTACGCGATGAGGTTCGGCATCGAGCGACGGACCAGGCTGATGAGGACCGGGTCGAAGATGTCGATCGAGCCAGCCGAAGCGGTCGAGCTCGACGCGCCCATAGCGTTGGCAGGAGCAGCTTCGCCCAGGAGCGTCACGCCGCGGTAGCCACCCGAGCCCATCGCCTCGGAGCGCGCCGCGATCTCCTGGTTCTCCAGGAGCTGAGCGACGACGTTGCGACGGTGAGTGTCCTTGATCTGAGGGAGGTCAGGGTGCTCGAGCACCGGGCCCCACTTCTTGATGGAGTCTTCGATAAGCATAGGCATTAGTCTTGTCCCTTCCTTAGTGTTACTGGGTTACTTCTTGATTGAGCGAGAGATGGCAGCGACGTAGCCGGCCATCGGACCGGTCACGGGCGCCTTCTCCTCTGCCGAGTCCTCGACCTGCTCGTCGAGCATCACGCGGCGGGAAGTCTCGGTGACCTGCTTGGTGGTGAAGTAGCTCTCGCGGAGCTCTGCGATCTTCTCAGCGAACTGCTCGTCGCTCTCGTACTCGACGGCCTCGGAGAGACCGCGAAGCTTCTCGACCTGAGTGTCGGTGAGACCATCTGCAGCCTCAGCGACGATGCTGCCACGCTTGAAGCGCTCGATCTCCTCGCGGAGGCCGACGTTCTCGTGGATCTCGGTGCTGAGAGCGTCCTCGAGCTCCTCGACCTTGGTAGCGAGCTCGTCGACCAGGTCGACCTTCTCCTCGGGTACCGAGACGTAGTTCTCTTCGAAGACGCGCTTGATGCCGTCGAGGAGCGACTCAGCGATCTCGGTGCGAATGCCGGAAGTAACGGCGAGCTTGTTCTCGTCGAGCCACTGCTCGACTACGTAGTCGAGGTACGAGTCGACCTTGGTCACAACGTCGTCGTTGATCGACTCAGCGACAGCGCGGATCTCGACCTCGGCCTCTTCGGCCATCTCAGCGAGCTTCGCGTTGACGATCGAGATGATTGCGGTCTCAAAGATGTCCTTGGCCTTCGACTTGAAGTCGTCCGAGAGGTCGGCGCCGTTGAACATGGCTGCCAGGTCCTCGCCGACGTCGATGTCTTCCTTGGTCACCTGCGGAGGCTGCTTAACTTCGGAAGAGCCCTGCTTAGGCCTGTCCTTCTCGCCCTCAGCGCCTGGGCCCTTGCTCCCATTGACCGGAGCGATCTCAGCCGCACCCTTCGAGGGCTTCACTGCGGTCGGAGAAGTGACGACGTGGTCCTCCTCGCCGCTAGCGGACCCACCCGGAGGGACCACGCGCTTAGCCGTCGGCTCGGGCACCTCGGCCCTAACGCCGAAGCTAGCCTTGAACTCCTTGAGGTCCTTCTTAGCCATGTCTCTCTCCATCTCCCTTGGGAAAGTTATTCGCCGTTCCTATTTATACTAGAGCCTCTTTATAAAGCTCTCAAACACGCGCAGCATGGCCGACTCGACCTCGCGGCGAGGAGCCTTCTCCACCTCTCGCTTGTAGCTCGCGACCTCGGCCTCGCGGATGACGCCGTTGTCCCAGACCCACTCGCGCCCCTCCATGATCCCACGGACGAACGCGTTCGGAGCCGACGGGTCGGCCACGATGTCTGCTGGAGTCGCTAGGTAGAAGTCGTCCTGGACCTCCATAGCGCCGTCTCGACCAGCCTTCAGAGAGCCCATTCCTCGAGTCGACACGCCGAGCCTAGCGCCCTCGTTCATCAGGTTCTTAACGATGTTTCCGTAGGGAGTGTCCATGATCTTAGCCTTGCCGACGAAGTCGTCTCCGTCGCGCTTGAGGTCCTTTATCATATGCGACACGCGCTCGAGGTTGATGGTCGGACCGGATGGGTGTCCGAGCTCACCGTAGGCCCTGTTCTCGTCGATGTAGTTCTTCTTGTACCTCTCGGCCTCGCGCGCGAGGATGTCGGTCGAGTACCGTCGGCCGTTCTTATTCTTAGTGTTGCCCTGCATGAAGACGCCCTCGATGTGGTAAGACTTACCACCCCGCTCGTCGGCCTCGGTGACTAGCCTAAGGTCCTGCTCGACGACCTCGCAGATAAGCTTCATTAGTAGCTCGAGCCTCCCGTGATCGCGCTGCGCTTGTGCAGCTTGATGACCACGCTCGCCACGCCGGCGCCGAGCTTGGTCACGACGCAGTTTGCAGCAGACTCACCCCCGGTCTCAAGGATGACGCCCTCTTTCTGAAAGTTGAAGTGCCCGCTGCCAGATAGGTTGAGGACGGTGTTGGCGCCGCGCTGCACCGTGTACACGACGCTGTTAGCGGCTGACCAAGAGACGCTGCTGATGGTCATCTCGTTGACCGTCTCGCTAGCGACGTTCGCGGCGACCGCAGCGTTGGTGCTACCGATCGCCACGTACCCACCCGAGGTGAAGATGGCAGTTACGTAACCGCCCTTCGTACCCTTGTTGACTACTCTATTCTGTGCCATGGCGCGCTAGTAGTTAGCAAAGTGATAGTGAGGCACGACCGTCTTCTTAGACCCAGTGCGGTTGCTCGACAGATGAACGTCGTCGCCCTTCCGCTGCGCCGTGACGGTCTTTCCCGTCTCGTCGCGGAAGGTGGCCATCTGCCCATCGCGCAGGTCGCGAATCTTATGCTGGTGCTCGGGGTGCATCGGGTAGGAGTGAGAGCTGCCGTGATGGACGGTCAGCATTCGACCCCAGCCGTGGTGCGACGTCTTAACGGACACTGGGTTAGCAGCGACCATCATCTTGCTCAGCTCTGGGTTGTTGAGAGCGGCCTCGTCGACCTCCTCGATGGACTCGCGGAACGTCTTGAACGCTGCGCGAGGACCGGGGGAAGCGAACGGCTTGACGGACGACGGAGAGGTAACCACAGGCTTGACGTCTCCGTAGGATCCCCTTGGATTCTCTCTGCCGACTGGAGTCTGCTTGACGCCACCCGATGGGTTCTGTGACTTCATACCGACGTCGGAGGAGCCCTGGCCGATCTTAGTGCGGTCGCCGTTCATCGGCTGGTGCACCGTCTTGCTGGTCCCACCTGAGTGAGTCGCGTCCTGCTTCTCGGGATAGTCAGTCTTCTTAACGGCGTGAAGGTCCTTGAGCTTCTTCTCGTCGGTCTCACCGTTGTCCGAGCGAGGCTCGAGTGCCGGCGCCTCGGTGTTTGGGCTAGTAACGTCTGACTTTTTACCAGCCTCCTTGAAGGTCGGCTTGCCCTTGGTTAGGGCCTCCCTAAGCTGCTTGAAGGTCTTCATGGGTGAGTCCCTTACTTCTTACCGTGGCGCTTCTTGCCGTGGGAGGCTTCCTCCTCCTCTTCCTCTTCTTCTTCTTCTTCTTCCTCTTCCTCTTCTTCCTCGTCCTCTTTAGCCTTGGATGCCTTGGTATGCGCCTCGGCGACTTCCTCTCGGTACATCGACTCAGCGATCGCAGCCCGCTCGATCTCGAGGCGGTCGGTCACTTTCTGAGCCAAAGCGGCTAGGATTCCCTCGCGGAAGCCGTTAGCGTCGCCGGTCTCGAGGCAGTCGATTGCGTTCTTGATCTCGTCGGACATGTGAGTGACCTCCCAGTGGAGATTGTTGCTCGATCTTCTCTATTTATAATTTACTTAGGCTCAGAGGGCCAAGCGATCTCAAACGGATCGGACTGTCCAGTCACGTCTCGAAGCGCTTGCCTATACGCTCTCCACTCAGCCCTCTTAGAGTCGCTGAGCTGGTTGTCCAGCAGCTGACTCCAGTCGCTAGCAAAGAGTCGACTGTTTCGATCACCTCGGACGTTCGACCACTGGTTCGCGATCCTCTGCTCGCGGACGTCTGCCGGTATCAAAGATTTCGTCCACAGCTGCTTCCATCTTCCAGTCAGCGAGTCTCTCTCCACGCGCTCCTGAGTGACCTCGTCCCAGGAGCAGGATGGCTCTGGAGTAGGATCGACGAGTGCGACGCCGAAGGCTGCTAGAACGTCTTCGCCGATCACGTCGCCGAAGCTGGTGCCTGGGTTGTCTCTCCGAAGTTCGCTCTGAGAGTAAGGATACTTCTCAACCTCGCCGAGAGCGTCTAGCTTTACTAAGATCATCTATCTCTCCTTAATACCCTCACGGTGACCCAGCGTGATCGCGCGTAGTCTTAGTCATAGCACCCTTAGCGACTAGAGCCGCAGTGTCAGTCGAGAATATAGATCTCTGTGTCGCTGACGTTATGGCTGGAGTCAGTCCGCCAGCCACCCAGGCGTCCGTCGTGTTGTTCACGGAAGAGTGACCGTCGGATATCGCTATCAGCGGACCCTTGGCTACGGCTGCAGCAGTGTCTGTACTAAAAGTGATTCGATCTACTGTAGACCTTCTAGTAACTGGGCTGCCTGCGAACCCACCGGTCGCCCACGCGTAAGTCGAGTTGTCGTCGTACGAGTTCAAATTGTATCTAGCTAGAGACAAGCTTCCCTTCGTCACGGCCGATGCGGTGTCCGACGCAAATATGACTCTATCGACCGTCGACTCAGTTATGTTAGCTGGAGTTGCTGTTTGAAACCCACCCTGGTACCAAGCGTCTGTGGTGTTTCCTGAGAATCCTCCTCCGTACTTGGTAGAAGATAATGGTCCCTTAGCGACGGCTGCTGCAGTGTCTGACGCGAATATCGCCCTGTCCACTGTGCTGTACGTAGGTCCAGGAGAGGTACCTCCGGCGTGCCAAGCGTCGGTAGTGCTTCCACTAGCGGCTACGCGGCTTCGTCCAACGCTCAGTGGGCCTTTTGCAACAGCGTTAGACGAGTCGCTAGCAAATATGATGCGGTCTATAGTCGATATGGTTGTTAATCCACCGCCGTACCACCCATCGGTGGCGTTACCAAACCCACTCAGGCGTATCCTACCTGTGGATAAGAACCCAATGTTTGTAGCAGTGGATCCTGCGGTATCTGTCGCGTAAGTGTACTTCTCTATCGTACTAACTGTCGCTGGAGTAGCACCACCCGCAAAGTACCCAGACGTGCTCGACGTGCCTGGGGCGGGACTCGGAGAAGGTGAGGAGGCCGTCTTAGACGACATCAGGAGTAAGTGAAAGACAGACACGGTTAGGTGGTGTAGTCTATCAGAGACGACCCGCGCCAGCGCGTGCCGCCGTTCGACGTGACGAACGTCAGGAGGCTCGTCTTACCCGTGGACAGTGTCGGCGCAGTGTCACTCGGCCACTTGACCGAAGTCGGCCAAGTCACCGCTCCGCTAGTGAGAGTAAGTTCCAGAGTGAACACGAAGGCGCCCGTCGCTGGCGGGTTTGAGAATGTGAATGTGTTGGTCGCGTTTGCTATCGTCTTAGTGAAGTAGTTTGCGGTCGAGCAGTCAATGACTAGAGCAGACACGGCGGTCACAGTCTCAGACGTAGCCGAGAGAGTCGTGTTGCCAGAGACCGTCAAGTTCTTGGTGATGATCAGAGACTTATTGAAAGTGACCGCAGAGTTGACTGTCTGTCCAGTCACCGTCTTATTGTTTAGGTAAGTGTTTGCAGCCTTAGTCTTAGTCAGATAGTTTGCGGAAGCATTAGCGACCTGCAGTCGGTCGCTGATAAGCGTCCTGAGCGCGGTGTTGGTCGACGTCAGGTTGTTCTTAACGTTCGTGATCGCGAGGTTGGTGTTGGCTAGCTGACTCTTGACAAACGCGTTGGTGTTAGCCAGCGCAGCTCGTTCGACAGCCTTAGTCTGGTAAGTAGCCGCAGCGTTCGCTACCTGCAGCCTGTCGCTGATGAGAGTCCTGAGGGCAGTGTTAGTGCTGGTCAGATTCGTCTTAGCGTTTGATATAGACGCGTTAGTGTTG